TGAAGTCATTTTATCTAATAAGCAAGGATATTGAAAATTCCATGTTTGCCCACCATTATATAAACTTGATACTATTGCTTGAAACATTTTACTTTTCTTTTTTTGTTTTTACCTTTTCAAATAAGTTATTTCTAACGCCCTCATTAAGACTTTTAATTTGCTTTTGTGTCATATTATCTAATGGTATTCTAATTGAATCAATGCTTTTACCTTTCCACTCTTTTTTTAATTTCCAAGTCATAGTGTTTTATTATAAATATAAATATAAGCTAATTGTTTTTTAGTGTACAAAAAAAGGGGTAATAAAACCCCTCTTTTCTTATATATTAGAGAAACGATTAAGAACCCTCAGTAATTGTTAAGTCTGCTTCATCAGATAAACCATCAAACGGATATTTAGTAGTAGCAGCACCAGCTGAAGCAGGTAACTGAATCACTGCATTTTTTTCTTCTGCTGACCACTCTATTGTGTATCCTGTCAAATCACCTTTAGCAGTTCCAGTAATAACTGTACCACCTGAAACATGACAACCACCATCAATTCCTAATAAAAACACATTATCGTTTTCATCTTGTACAAAGATTTGACTTCTACTATAACCCATAAGTCTTAACTCATTTGTCATATCATGGTCAATCTTTTGTAGTGTTATTGATAATGCTTGTGTAAAAAATAAAGTACCATTTGCATTATCAGAATTTGTGGTTACTGTCAAACTAGATAAATTTGCAACTAAGTTATACTTAAAAACCTCTACTGTA